CGAAAGAATTAGAGCGCAGTTTAGCGAAGAAGAATTAGATAAATTATTTGGCATACTGTACGATGGCAATAATAAGAACAGGGTGTTTGTTCATGCTCATTTAGGTATGAACGATGTTGACAGTATTTTTAGTAAGTTACGTTTCATGGCAATGGGGCTGGAATGTAAATGGATTGTCTTCGATCATTTACATATGTTATTGTCCATGACTAATGACGGTGATGAGCGTAGAAATATTGATACGATCATGCACCAGTTCAGGACTTTAGTTGAAGAGACGGGGATAGGACTCATACTTGTCTCTCATTTAAGAAGAGTTGATGGGAATCGCGGGCATGAAAATGGTATTGAAACGTCGATCAACCATCTCAGAGGTTCACAAAGCATTGGTCAGCTTTCTGACTGTATTATATCTTTGGAGCGCAACCAGCAAGCTGATGATCCTATTGAGGCTTCGACAACAAGGGTACGAATATTAAAGTCTAGATATACGGGGGATGTCGGAGTAGCCACACACTTACTGTACAACAAAGATACAGGGCGGCTATCCGAAATCGAAGAAGAAATAAACGAAGAACAACTAGAACTATGAAAAGTATCGTCTTTGATATTGAGGCTGACAGCCTTGAGCCTACTAAGATCTGGTGCATCGCTGCAGTAGATCCTGATTCGGGCGAAACCAAAACCTATAATCCTTCTCAGATTCATGAGGGTCTGGCTTATCTTGATACTGCTGACAAACTCATAGGCCACAATATTATTGGCTATGATCTCCCAGCAATTAAAAAGATTCACAACGTAGACCTTACTAAAAATAAAAAGATCGTTGATACTCTTGTTCTTTCAAGACTGTTCAACCCTACGCGCGAGGGAGGGCATAGTCTTGAGTCTTGGGGTTATCGGATTGGCATGCAGAAAATTGATCATACGGAGTTTGGTGAGTATACCCCAGAGATGCTGACTTACTGCCGCAATGATGCAGTCCTAAATGCAAAACTATTTAATAAGCTAAAGCACGAGTCTCGCGGATTCAGTCCAGAGAGCGTCAACATAGAGCATGAGGCTCTAAGCATTATTGCAGCACAGAGAGAGCGAGGCTTCTTACTCGACGTAAAGTCCGCATCACTTCTGGTAGCTGAGTTCACTCAACGGCTATCAGAAGTGCAGAAAGAAGTACAAAAAACATTTAGACCTAGAAAAATAAAAACAGTTTTACGCGCACACTTCACCCAAACTGGAGCGCTATCTAAGATGGCAAAGATAGAAGGCTCCGACAAAAAAAGTCGCTTATCCAAAGAAGAATACGAAGAAATATCCATCAAGCGCAAAGTCACACGCACAGAAGAAGTTCCGTTTAACCTTGGCTCACGCAAACAGATAGGCGAGTACCTAATTGATTTTGGGTGGAAGCCTAAGAAGTTTACGCCTACGGGCCAGCCAATTGTTGATGAATCTACTTTAAGTAAAATAAAAAATATACCTGAAGCCACACTAATCGCTGAGTACTTGTTGCTGCAGAAACGATTGGCTCAAGTTAATTCATGGCTAAAAGAAATACATAACGACGACAGAGTTAGAGGCTATGTAAATCCTAACGGAACTATTACAGGTCGCATGACTCATAACGGTCCTAACATGGCACAAGTACCTAGCGTTGGTTCTCCCTATGGTAAGGAGTGTAGAGCTTGTTGGACTGTAGCTAACGGCTACAAACTGGTGGGGATAGATGCTAGTGGGCTGGAATTAAGAATGCTTGCTCATTACATGAAGGATGAGGAGTTTAAAAATGAAATTTTGTACGGAGACATACACACAGCAAATCAGTTGGCTGCGGGGCTTGAATCAAGAAGTCAGGCGAAAACTTTCATCTATGCACTCTTATACGGCGCAGGAGATGCAAAGCTTGGATCAGTGGTTGGAGGAAACGCAGAACATGGTAAGAGACTTAGACAATCTTTCTTCGATAGTAGACCTGCATTTAAATCTCTTAAGAACAGAGTTGGACGAGCGTCTAAGCGCGGACACCTCAAGGCGCTAGATGGTCGTAAGCTGTTTGTTCGTTCAGAGCATGCCGCTTTAAATACTTTGCTTCAAGGCGCGGGCGCAATTGTCATGAAGCAGGCAATGATAATATTAAATAACAAAATTAAAGAACATAGACTTGATGCTCACTTTGTTTGTAATGTTCATGATGAATGGCAAGTCGAGGTACGTGAGGATCAGGCTGAAGAACTGGGGAAGCTTGGAGTAGACGCCATCAAAGAAGCGGGGTATGCGCTTTCTTTGTTTTGTGGCTTAGATGGTGAATATAAAATAGGGGATAACTGGAGTGAGACTCACTGAAACAGAGCAAAAAATTGCTACTTATATTGCTAAACAAAGATATAAAAATGCTAGAGACAACGGTATCACCGACAATAAAAAAGGACCACAATCTAATTATGAAACAGATTTAGAAGGTGTTGCATCTGAAATGGCAGCTGCAAAAACTTTAAATCTTTGGCCCGATTTACAAATAGAAAAAATTCCAGAACATGATTTGAGTTTAGGCCTTTTGACAATTGATGTTAAAACTACTAAATACAAAACAGGTAAGCTAATTGCCGCTAAACATAAAGTTAAAAAGTCTTGTGATTATTACATGCTAATGATAGGTTCTTTTCCAGAGTATAGTTGTGCAGGCTTTTGTAAAAGGGAAAATATATTTAACACCAATACAGTAACTAATTTGGGGTGGGGTGAACTACATGCTGTAGAGCAGGCAAACCTACAATCACTAGAGGATTTTTTAAATGAAAATAAAACATGATCCAAGTAGAATAGGTGACTTAGCAGAACATTACGCCATCACATGGCTATGGGACAACGGCTACCACGTCTTTAAGAACTGTGGCTGCACTGGACCTATTGATATTGTTGCTTTAGATCCCGAAGGACAAATAAAACTTATTGATGTGAAGTCCTATAAAGATGGTAGACTGGCTGGCAAGACACCAAAACAAAAGGAGCTTGGCGTTCAGTACCTGCACTATAACTCTGAAACGCGCAAGTGTCGCTTTGTAAGGCATAGGAAATGAAACTACATAGTCTCGTTGATGACATATATTCTCAGCTGTCAGGATTATCTGAGGGTAAAGAGTTTAATTTAAAAGAAGAAGATCTAGATATGACCATGAGTCGTATTAAATCTTCAATCTTGGAGTGGTCTAAACCCTCTGAAAGGAATGCTGAGTTCACTTTGCGAATGTCAAATATTGGCAGGCCTTTGCGACAGCTATGGTATGAAAGCAAAGCTGAACCAAGATCCCACTCTATAGGTGGTGCAACTCAAATTAAATTCTTGTATGGTCACATACTTGAAGAAATAGTGCTGATGCTTGTACGTGCTGCAGGATATGCAGTGACTGACGAACAAAAAGAAGTAACCGTGAAGGGCATCAAAGGCCATATCGACTGTAAGATCAGTGGTGAGGTGGTCGATATAAAGACTGCTTCTCGTATCGCTTTCAATAAGTTTAAAGAAGGTCGTCTAGCTGAGGACGATCCTTTTGGGTATATGTCGCAGCTTGCTGGCTATGAAGAAGCAGAGCATACAGAGGAAGGGGGCTTTCTTGTTATTAATAAGGAGAGCGGTGAGCTTTGTTTTTATCAGCCCGAAGACCTAGACAAGCCCAACATAAACACGCGCATTAAAAATATAAAAGATGCACTGAAGCTAAGTACACCACCACCCCGCTGCTATGAGTCCGTGCCTGACGGCAAGAAAGGCAACATGAAATTAAATAAAAACTGTAACTATTGTCCTCATAAGTTTGATTGCTACGCGGATGCTAATGGTGGTCAAGGACTGCGTGGCTTTAAGTACTCAAACGGTATTACGTATCTAACGCATGTTGAGGTTGCTCCGCGAGTAGAAGAATATGAACCGAAAGCTGTCTAAAAAAATAAATAAAAAAACAATAGACATTTTCCTTCAGTGGCTAAAGACTGTAGTTCCAGAAGAAGAGGCCGCTAAGATATCACCCAAAGACTACAAGTCTTACGTTCCAGAAAATGCTTACTATTGGAATCAAACAACTTTAAAGAATTCTATGTTTAGTCCGCGCTGGATAAAAAGAAAACTAAAGCATAGATTAAAAAATGACCCGCTGCGCGACGTG